GCACACCAAAAATAAATCAACTCGTTAAGCCCTATTCACAAAGTATATACAATCCTTTGTGGTGTTTATTGTTATTGCTAAGTGTTTGAATTGCACACTTTAAAAATACAATCGGGGGTTGTACGGGGGTTTTTTGACAGTCAATGCCAACGAGATACCCTTTCAGATTTTTTTAACAAAAACAAAATAGTTGCGTAAAAGGGACAATCCTACAACACACGAGTTAAACCACTCGTTAAGTCCTTACGCCAATACTAGCTTATTTGACTATTTCTGTAGAATTGGTAGTCAGCGTCTACTTCTACCACACTATATGTTGATCCCAGCTGGTATACACTATGAACACAGTGTTCTACTATTAGAGTTAATACTAATACTAATACTATAGATATATACACTATAGTATATACTAATCGGATTGATAACAGTATTTGTTAGTAGTCTTATTTGTCTTATCTTAAAACCACAGATTTCCTTTTTGTCTATTTCCTAGAGTTCCTTGCAAGAACTTCTCTAGGTCTTGCTTCAAAAGTCTATCCCTGTGATCATTCAATTGTGTCTCACTGTCGACCGCCATTTGTTCAACCCAATAGGCTACGGCAATAGACAAAGCGTCTAGTCGGTCATCATTTCTTAATGAGCCCCTATCCCTAGTCAACCTAGTCATCTGGTAGAACAATTGATAATTAGGATCTTTAGTATCAAAATCCTGACGTATTAACTGTGGACTAACAACCAACCTATGTTGGTTCATCACAGGTTCTAAGGTATCAATAATCCTTAGTTCCTTTTGTTTGGTATGATTAACTTCTTCAATAGTCACGGGATAATATCTTTGGACTATTGGTTTTAACAATTGTGTAAACATACCGTCACCAAAGTTACTTTCCACAATAATCATATTAACTTTAGCGTCTCTTGCCATAGTAGCGATCTTAGTTAGATTGCTTTCTGTGTACCCACCACTTAACCCCGTGCAGTTCTGCACGAATAGATTGCCACCCAATTGTTTAACTATGGCAATCGCCAATTCGTCTTGACCACGACCAGCAGGGTCTACAGACATAACTGAACCTTTGTAGTCTCCAAAGTCTTCTGACTTAAACATAGGTTTGTAGTATTTGTCTCCAGTAAATCCTACTGACGGTAAATCTTCACATACATATTCTGGACTACCTGCCCAAGCTAATTTTACTGGGGCAATAGTATTGTTAATGTCCATAACTATTAAGTCGCTTAATTTAAGCGGGTATCTTTCTTTGTCAGACAATGTAGTGTCCAACATAAACTGTAAAGCAAAACCACTACGTCCGTAGCTGGCTTCTCTTTCTTTTAATTCTAAATCATTAAATCTGTCGGGATCTATTGGATCAAATTCTTTAAAATTATTATTTATAATGTAAGGTGCTAACTTTTTATCATACCGAGATAACTTATTATTCTCAGGCATACGAGCCGTCCATATTCTAGTTTGGTAGCCTCTTGATGGCAGATCATTATACACAGACATATCTGACTGTGGAGTACCTAAAAATATAATTTTACCATTAGGAGATAACACAGCTTCAAACTCTTTTACATTGTCTGTAAGCTTGTCTCTCATACTTTGAGTTAAACTGTTGTTTAAACTTTCGCAGTCATCAGAGATAATGAAATCGGCACGGCTTCCTGTAAGCTGACCTGTGATCCCTACGGATTTAACTGACGGAGAGTGTGCCGCTTTAGCTAGAGCCACATCAAAGGAAACGTTACTACCCCTTTGGTCGGATCTAGGTGTTAAATGCTTTAGGATATCCATTTCCATAATTAATCTTTTGGTAAATGTACTAAAGTCGTCTGCCCTAGTCTTACTTGCAGACACTACTAAAAATTTTAAATCTGGGTTTCGTAATAAATTCCAACAAACAAATGCACTACAAATCCAAGATTTACCTATACCCCTAAACGCTTGAATAACTGCTCGTCTTGGTGCATTCTGTAAATATTCAGCTATATCAAACTGAACGGGTGTTGGACTTGGCAGATTTAGGTGTTTCCAAGCGATATACAAGAAATTCCTAAAATCTTGGGTTATTTCTTTCATTTTATACCCTTTAAAGACTCAAATAGGGGTCTTTTTTTAACGTTTATTGGGTTACGTCTCCTTTACCTTGCATTATGTCAGAAAGCTTAAATGGGAGCTCCTCTGCTAGTTTTCCTATCGAATTAGTCTCGGTAGGGACACAATCTATGTTATTATCCTTTAAAAACTGTCTAGCAACGTTAAGATCAGAAGCTTTTACCTCTGGATCTCTTATTCTTTCCAGTAATTTATCAGTTAATTGATTGTGTAATTCTGATAATTTTTTTTCTATGTTATTATTATTATTGTTACTCATTTTCTCCAATATTCAGTTATTTGTTTCCATTCACACTCAGCATCTTCGCAAGTGTAATCATATTCTTGAAATGTTCCTGCATTAATGAGTTCCGTTTCCAAATTTAATATCTCTTTGTGAGTCTTTAAGCTTTTCAACATCTTTTTTAACAGCATTAATAATTTTTTTATTTTCAGATTGTTTTTTTACGTTTTTGTTTTTAGCTTTATCGTTAAGATGTTTTTCTAGTTTAACTTTTAAATCTTGTAATACTTTATCTTCTTTCATAAATATTAATCCTCACATTGACACCCATAATTCTTATCACATTTAGGACATACGTTTACTTGTTCAGTTAATATTAATGTTTCTTCTAAATCTTTACATTCTTTGTTAAATAAATTTGAAATCCAATTGTAAAACTTTTTAAACATAATTAATCTCCTTTATTATTTTTTGTTCATATTTATTACGTCCGTAGCCTTAAGTCCGTAAATTGCCGCTACGACACTGACCCACAAGCCAACTATCCACCAAGGCATCTCTTGTAATTTTTGAAAATACAAGTCAATCTTCTCTTGCATCTTCTCATCTTCTGTAAACACAGACCAAGCAAGTAAAAACAGAGGACTTGAAATTGTCAAAAGTACAAATTCGTCCTTCCAGTCGTTTTTCTGGTTTTCAAATATTTTACCAGTAAATGCAATCTCGCCTTTTTTCATTTTTTCTGCGTGAAGTAACTCAGCTTCTGAAATAGCAATTTTAGTTTTTTGTTTGTTCTTGTAAATTTCTGAACCTGTTTTTAATAATGTAGGTAATAAATTAAGCCACACGGTATTTACCTCTATTTAATTTTTTTGAAGTAACTCTTAAATTAGACATTGAGTTATCTCTTGGGTTTTTATTTTTATGATCTATGTCTTTTCCATCACCTTTAGAAACAGCACCTAAAGCCATTAATCTACGTCTAGCTCTGTTTCTAGAAGCTCTATCTAATTTTGATTTAGTAGAACTTTGATATTTTCTATATTCTTCTCTATAGTTTCGATTAGCCATAATTATTTTTTAGGAAAACCAGCTTTCATTTTTGCGTATGCTTTAGCTGAAATTGTAGTTTTGCTTTTAGGTCTTGAAGTCCCAGCACGCTTTCTAGCATTAATGTTTGCATATAAACCACGTCTTGTCATTGTTTCTCCTTTAGGTATTGTTCACTTGTTTGCATTCAAAATTTATGCTTAATTTTTTAGAATCTACTTCTTCAACTCCTAAACTCATTATTTTTGTGTATGCAGTTATATAACCATCAGAAACACAATCGTAATAAGTTGGGTACTCTTGTGGAGACACACCTCTTTCTAAAATTACTGGGCTACCACTAATTGTTGTATAGAGATACAACGTTAACATAAATTTCATTTTTTCTTTTGTCTCCTTTTGTGTTTATTCATAGAAGACCATTTAATTTTAGTTTTGTTTTTTGATATTGATGTTTTTTTAAATCGACTTCTTGTTTCGTGATCTGATTTGTTTAGATCAAATTTTCTTTTAGCCATTCCACTTGAAAAACCCTACAAGTCCAGCTAATAATGTTCCTAAAAATATAAGTACGCTAATTGCACCTTTACCTTTAGAAACATCTTGTCTTAATGATTTAACTTCAATTTTAATTTCTTTAATAGCTTCGTGAAGTAATTTCATTCTTTCGGCACAAATTTTCTCGTGAGAGGAAAGTCTCACTCCAGCAGATACTTCTGCGTATTGACGGACTGAAACTTTTCTCTTTTTAGCCATTGTAGATTAGTCTTCTTTTTTATCGTCTCTATGAGAAGTTATGTCTTCAAATGCATCTTTAACAAATTTTAAAACTTTTTTATTCCAATTAAGAACAGAAGCTTTCCAAGATTTGTATGACCACATATCCTCTAAAGATTTAAAATAATTATCCCACATAGTTTTACTCCATTAGTTTATGTTTGTTTGATTGTTGATTGTTAAGCGTTTAGCTTAATTAAAATTTATCCCAACGATAATGTTGTTCATTCCATACATATAAATCTGCAACAGGATTACCTTCGTTGTCAGTAGTACCATTATCGTATGTAATAGGTTTTTCTACAGGTGCTTTCCATCTACAAGTATCTTCATCTAATATCCAAGAATTAAAAGGTTTAGGTGGAATAAATGCGTTTCTTTGTTCATCATAAACAAAGTCTTTACCTGCATAATTTTTTCTAAAATTTTCATTGTAAGAAGTTTGTTTCCAAACTGCATTAGGTTCATTGTATAATTTTCTTAAAAACTCTACACCTAATTGTTCTTGTTCTTGGTTATTGTTATCTGTAATTACTTCATTCTTAACTGTAATTACTTGTTCAACAATATTTCCACTTTTTAATTTTGCAAAATGCGCCATATATAACTCCTATGCTGTGTAGCTTCCGCTTCCTGTAAATGTTAAAATTGTATCTGTGCCATCTGTTGTGACAGTTGGACTTCCTGTTGTTGTGCCAGAATATTTATTTGTAGCTAATCTTAAAATAACAACTCCACTTCCACCTGAAGCTGAAAATCTTGCAGTAGCGTCACCGCCACCTCCTCCACCGCCACCAGAATTAACGTCACCAGAAGTTGCACCTCCTCCACTATCAATACCTTCACCGCCACCACCTAGTCCGCCTAATCCTTTTTTCTCATTAGAAGCATCAGCACCTCCGCCACCACCACCTGCATAGTATGTAGCTGTACCAGTTATAGAAGATTGAACTCCATCTCCTCCATCACCTGCAAAATATTGACCATCAGTTTCAGAAGTTTCGCCTACTTGACCTGCACCTCCACCTCCGCCACTTGCGTTAGTAGAATGTCTATTAACAGAACCTCCTGCATAACCTTCGTTAGCAGTTCCAGAACCACCAAGACCAACCGAACCACTATAAGTGACACCTCCGCCACCACCAGAGCCACCAGAATTTCCATTATTTCCTGAACCACCTCGTCCTGCACCTCCACCACCTCCGCCAGTAGTAGAAATTGTAGTTAAGCCAGTACCAGAAATTGATGATGATGAACCATTACCACCATTTGTAAAAGTGCCACCTGCACGACCAGAGCCACCAGAGCCAACAGTAATTGTATATGTTGTTCCGTTTGTTGCTGTAAAAGGTGTTTCTGTTGAACCACCTCCACCTGAACTTTCAGAAGCATAAGAGTTTCTTAATCCTCCTGCACCTCCGCCACCTCCTGCACGACCATAGTGTGCATTTTCAGCATCAGCACCTCCACCTCCTCCTGCTACTACTAAATAAGAAATAACAGGTGGTGTTAAAACTGAAATTGAATAATTTCTTGTTGCAGTTTGACCGCCAGAAGTTGCTGTAATTGTAAAACTGTATGTTGTATCAGAAACTTCTTGGTTAGCAGTACCTGACCAAGTACCATTAGAATTAAGTGTAATTCCAGTTGGTAATGTTCCTGCTGTATGAGAAAAAGTTATTGTATCACTTTCTTCATCTGTTGCTGTGACAGCAGTTAAATTAGAAGCTGACCTATTATTATCTAGTAAATTACCTAAAGAACCACTAGCAACACTAAATACTGGTTTGTCATTTATTGATAATAAACTTGATTGTTCTTTAGATAAACCAGATGGATTAGTTACTTTAATTCCATAAGGTTCATTATTTGCAACTAAATTAGTTGGTGTTGTAATAGTTATTTGTGTACTATTATTATATGTTGTTGAAACAGGTGTGTATACTGTTCCATTAAATCCAATAATTTTTACTTCGGAAGCTACATTAAAACTACTTCCAGTTATAACAATAGTTTGACTACTACCTAAATCACTTTCATCAATACTTGATGGTGAA